CGAATCACGCTTGGTACGATAGTGTTCGCGGAGCAAATAAAGAATTAAGTTCATCAACTACAAATGGAGAGCAAGACCCTACGACCGGGGGAGAAACAGGAGTAACAGCGTTTGGTGTTAATGGTTTTTCGGTAGGTAATAGAGGTGAAATTAATGGAAGCTCAAGTACAATAGTAGCTTGGTGTCTTAAAGCTAATGGTGCTGGATCATCTGACGATACTGGTGGAATAACAGTTACTCGCTCAACAGCAAGTCACCAAGGTTTTAGTATCTGCAAAGGTACATCTACAAGTGGTACTCAGAATTTTGCTCACGGTCTAGGAGCAAAACCAGAAATGGTTATCCTTAGAGACTTGGAAGATAATAGCCAACATTGGCAAGTCCAGCACAAAGACGTTAATGCAAACATGAAGGATATTACCACTCTTTCATTAAACCGTGATAATGCCGCTGGAAGTTCATCAGACTGGTGGGGAGCGGAACCTACATCAACATTACAGTATTTTACGACTAACCAAGTAACAGGATCAAATGATTTTGTCTGTTATTTATTTAGGCGCGTCAGCGGATTGATTGGTATTGGTGGATATACTGGAGGGGGAAGTAGTAGGTATCCACATGTTATTGTAGATGACGGTGCTTCTGGGTTTAGACCAGCATATTTGCTTATAAAAAATATAAGCACAAATAGCCGCCCGTGGGTTATTTATGACAATAAAAGAACTAATGTTTTTAATCCCACAGCCGCAACTTCAAACCTTTTGGCTAATGAAAACTATACGGAAGCAACTGTCGGCAGTTTTGTCCTCGATTTCACCGCATCAGGTTTTAAACTCAGGGATTCGGCACAGACAGTAAATCACACTAATGATAACTTTATATATCTAGCATTTGCTGAAACGCCATTCGGCTTGAATAACAGGGCCAAATGATATGGACCCAGTTACCGTCGCCGCTGCCATAAGTGCCACGAAGCTGGTACTTAAAGGGGCTAAAGACGTAGCCTCAATCGCCTCATCTATGGATGCGTTGCTTCATGCAAAAGAGGCGCATGAAAAGAACAAGGCTGAGAAGCCAGACGATACAATAGCCCAAAAAAACCAAAGTATTCTTCAACAACGAACTAAAGACGGCGGCGAGGATACTGACCTTTCGACTATTGTAAACGAGATTGACGCTCAAAAGAGATTGGAGCGTGATCTTAAAGATCTTGAGAATGAGATCAATAAACGCTGGCCTGTTGCTCCAGGTGAAAAGAAAACGTGGACAGTTATTCTGGAAACGAGGGAGCAGCGCAAAAAAGAAAAAGCGGAGCGGATTGAAAAGCAGAAAAAAGCGGCAGAGGAGAAGAGAAAAAAGGACCGCGCACTCTGGCACAAGATACTCATTGAAGGCGGCAAGGTTGTTGTTCTTGTAGTAGTTGTCGGCGCAATCGGATGGTTCCTCTGGTGGGCGTCCACAGCCCCGAAGATCAGGTGATGGTATGACGACAAAGATATCCGACAGCACAAACGTCCAGATGCCTATGAAGACCGTTGTGAGCTTAATCGCGTTAGTGTCAATATTTACATACAGCTATTTTTTAATACAGGAATCCATAAATACGTTATCCGTGAAAGCTGCGTTGATGGAACGAGATATGAAAAATCATGTCACTTCGTTAACCAAACAAATTGAGAAGAACACAAAGTTTCGGATTGAGCGTCCTCAGTCTCCTAGTACGAAAGAAAGTTTTATGTTGATAGAGCATTTGGCGAAGGAGCAAGAGGCTTTCGCTAAAACCGTGGCTCGACGTGCGGATCAAAATTCTAACAACAAGGTAAACATTACCCGCCTTCAAGCAGATATGCTGGAAGTGAGAGCGGCGGTTGAAAAATTAAAAGATGCCCAGCGGCATTTGCAGATTAACGGAAAGTGATATGGAAACTTTTGTTGGGTTCGTCCTTCACCTGTATACGACGGCGGGAGCGCTTCTAGAGTTTACTCCGAGGGACAGCCTGAGCGATTGCTTAAAAGCCAAGCGGGTCATTGAACGTAGCGATCCTCCAAGAGGAAAGGAGCGGTGGATTTGCCGCAAAGGAAAATTGCTGCTGAAGACGATTGATGGTAAACAATACCCTGTAAAATTGATTATGGAGGACTGAAAAATCGAGATAGATGGTAAATTAGGTATGCAGCTTGCCATCATGCTTGCGACTATCGCTGGGGGATACAGCGTTGTGAAGAGCCAACTTGCTCGCGTGATGGAAGATTTGGAAGCCTTCATTAAGCGATACGAAAAATCACAGGTTGAGTTCGACCAGCGTTTAGATGAGGCGGCTCAATCCAGAGCAGTATTCGCCAGCCAGATCGACGTGCTAAAAGATATCAACAGTGTCGCTGCGCTGGAGCATAGGAACCGGGAGATGGCAACAGTGCAGGCGCAGATTGAAGTTCTACAAGCACAGGTCAAGCACTTGGCTTCCATCCATAATGGGAAGCACCCGAAGGTGGAATAATGAAAGTTCTATTTTTTGTTGTTTTTATCATAATGAATGATGGCTCGTATGACATCACGGGTATGCCCGTGGGTAGCTGCCCCTCAAAGGACATGACAGAACGGCATTACGACTATCATCAGAACCAACTAAAAGCCTTTAAGCAGTGGGCGGCAGTTTGCACCACTATTGATTTTAGCGATCCGATTAAGAAGGAAACTTAATAATGAAGATTACCGTTCGACGTTATGCCCACAACGATGAGGCAACCCTGTCACGGGTTTACCTTGATGACGAAGAGTTCTGCTACGGGTTGGAGGATCAGCCCCAAGAGGAGAAGGTGATGCATGAGACCCGCATCCCTGCAGGAACCTACGACATCAAGCTGCGCGACGAAGGGGGCATGACGAAGAAATACGCCGAGCGGTACGACTTCCATGAAGGGATGCTGCATGTACAAAATGTTCCGGGGTTTGAGTGGATTTATATCCACACTGGCAACACTGACGACCATACATCTGGCTGTCTTCTTGTGGGCCACACTCGCAACGAAGATACTTTTACTATCGGTAATTCTCGTTCTGCTTATTCAGACCTGTATCAAGCTATAGTCGAGGCGGCTAGAGACGAAGACTTACAGATTGAATACATAGACGAGGACATGGACGATGGCTGAGCAAGCACCAGTACCTGAAGTCAAAATGACAAACCGAAGATGGATGGCGTGGCTGTCTATTGGTTGTGTAATTGGTTACGGCATTGCCGCTCTGGTTTTGCCTGAACGGGCAAGTCAGGTAAACGCTATTATCATCTCTGTGGTTGGCGCTTTAATAGGCGTGGTGATCGTTTACATGGGAGGGGCCGTTGCTATGAACATGAAGAACACGGGGAAGTAATGGATGCCTTCGCCAACAGTTATCCTTGGAATATTGCTGGTAATCGCGTTAGCCGCTCTCGCAGCTTCTGGGGCGCTGCTCAAATCAGCGTGGCAGGATGTAGCGGAGCTGGAAGCGAAGTACGCTCAGCAGCAGGCCGAAACACAAAAGGCCATCCAGCAGATCAGCGATATGAAGATGGAACACCAGCGACAGATGCACGCTATGGACAACCAGCTCAAGGATCGCAACAGAGAGATGGCGACGCTAAGGAAACAGAGTAATGCGATTAGATCAACCTCGACCACATTACAAAAGGCGCTGGCAGAAAATCCTGTCCGCGCTGGCCGCGCCACTACTTATCTCTGGGCTAGGGGGTTGCGCGACATTTGCCGAGCTGGTGGAGGCTCCCCCTCCGACTGTAAAATATACATACCTAAATCCCCCAAGGCCAAGCCCCGTAATCCCCCCAAGAGTAGAGATCGGTCCCCTGCCATACTGGAAAGAAAAGAAAATCCCTGAAGGAAGATTGGTGTGTATGCAAAGCGATCACTATGTTAGCCTTCGGGTATTTAATAAGGAAGTGAGCTTCTGGATGAAGCAGGCTAATTCCGCTTTAGATTATCACGAGCAGAGAAACGTAGAACCTCCGAAATCTCCCTGAAACTAAACCCCCCGCTCTTAGCGGGGGTTCTTTTTATCTGCGTCCTGTCTTGTCGTACCCGCAACAACGTGCGTTGACGATTGCACCAAGCTCCTCCTTCAGATCGTGCGGGTTCTTGTAAGACTTGCCGTGGGGGCCGCTGCTGCCCTTGTCCTCATTGTTCCACATCTCCGCCATACGGCAGACGAACGTCCAGTCGATGCCCAGCGCCTTGGCCTTCTCCCGGTCATAGCGCATAGCCATGACGGCATCATACATCTGTGCGCCTCTGGTGGCGCGACGGTTGTTCCACGTCTTGCGGCAGGCAGTGCTGCAAAAGGCTGCATGGCGCTTGCGGCCCAAGAAAGGCTCGCCGCACTCTCTACACACACGGTTGCTGTTTGGCTTGTTCATGGTGACCTCCATTTGTTGCGTCTAGTCGGATTATAAAGGGGATTGTCAGTGTCTGACAACCCCCTATTTTAATTAAGACGCTTTTTTATTTAGCTTGCTGACGTACTTCTTGATCTGGTCCCTATCTACTTTTGGGGACACCCACACGGCAAGGCGGGTCCAGCCAGCTTTCTTTTTCCGCTCCTCGTATTCGCGCTGCCGTTCAGCACTTGATCTAGCCATTGTCTCCTCTCCTATCTCTCTCATCCAAGAGCATGGCAATGGTACGGGCGTAGCCTGCAATGTCCTTGATGCTGTCCAAGTGTTCCGGGTTGGTACACAGCCGAGCCATCTTCACGCCTATCATGCTGAGAGCGTGACGGACGATGGGATCAGGGCAGCGCTTTAGTGCGTCCTTAATCTTGCTGGCTGTTTCAAAGTCGTCCAGAGGATGCCCGTAGTCTTCTCCCCTGTCCTTAATAATATCCACCAGCTCTGCGTCGAACTCTGCAGTGCGGTTGATGTAGTGTACCTCCTCCATGCCGGGGAGGGGCATTTGCTTTTCTGTAGTCATATCTCTTCTCCATTCTCAGTAATTTGTATATCGGCTGGCATAGTCTCTGCTATGCGCTCAACCCATTTAAGCAAAGCTAGTTTGTTGCCAAGATCGCCCATAGTCATAATCTTCTCTGCAAGGCCGAGCTTTCTTTTTCTGCGAAGAGATTTTTCGCTTCTTCCTATAGCGGCTTGCATATCCTTTATGAGATACTGTAGTTGATCCCTATTCCGTATACGAGGAACTGGGGAGGTTAACGGTTTAACTCTGACTGCCATATCCCCCTCCTAAGCCGTTACGCTTACGGGCAGGAGTTGCTCCAGCCTCGCGGGGATTACCCGTGTTTCATTACAAACCGAGCAGCACCGTCCCCGCTTAACAGGCTCGGCGTTGTGGCCTCCCTCCCACACAACCTCCCCAAACGGGGTGCGTTGTGCGTCGATCTGTTCCTTACATAATACACACTTCATTGTTTCAC